GACCACCTTTATATCCATCTATTCTAAATGTATCTTCATTCCAAGTTCCTGATGTTTGAGTGTAAGTCGTTCTATTAGTTGATGTACTCCTAACTGACTTCTTAGTGAATGTATAGTAATCCCAAGCTCCCCATTGATTAAGCCAAGTAAGGCGTATGCTTTCATATCCTCTTAAATCAGGACATTGTATATTTATTGTATAAATTTGTTGTAAAGTACCACCATCTGTTAAAGCTCTTACTTCATAAGAAGCAATAGTATCAGCAGCCACTAAGCCCTGAAAGGTACTTGACCAATTTCTAAGATTAGCAGGATAGCAACCTACATATAATAATTGTGAATGTACAGTACCCCCTATATTTGTAGCTCCACCATTTGCATTGTTTTGTGTTACTGTATCAGATCCTATTGTACTCCCTGCTGCATCTTTATATGTCAATTCAACAGATGCTACTCTATCACTTGAAGTAGGTAAAAAGTTTAAAAAAGCCATAGTACCATAATCATTAATAGTAGCATATTGAGTAGTAGGAGCATTTGTTAAAAATTTAGCTGAACTTGTTGCACCTGCTGTATATAATAAATTAGTATCTAAATCATAGCCATAATCAACACCTGTTAATGTTAAATAGTTATCTTGCTGTAATACACCATTAAAGAAAGTAAATTGGTCAGAATTGTCAGCACTATTTGCTATGGTTAATACAGGGTCAGTAGCAGTTACTGAACCTTCAGCTTTAAATTGAATTGCAAAATACCTGTTAGCATTTTCACTTCTACAATACTTGTCTATTACATGCAAAGGATGCGGAGTAGCATTACTATAATCAACCCCTTTATATTGACTAATACTTACAGTTCCTGCTGCCTTTCCTAAATTATCTGCACTTACATAACTTTCAAATAAAGACCTGAAATCAAATATACCTACACCTGCATTATTAGGAGTTGTTTTAAAAGTAGCAACTAAATCAGTTGAAGTTGATAAGTTAATTGGAGCATCACTTATATGTACTTCTGCTAAATATTTTAAATTGAAATAACTTGTTATATAGCTACTATTAATTGTAAATATGATTTGTTGTCCTACAGGTAATGCTCCATTTTGAGAATCACCATAAAGCGGTTTTTGATTTATTGTTACTGCCATTAGTTTATTGTTGTTAATCCGTTAATTATATCTTCTTTTACATTTCCTAAAAGGTCTTTACCAAATTGTTTAAGCCCTAGTCCTAAAGGTTTTTGAAAGAACGCTACGCTTTTAATTCCATCTCTTTTTATTTTTCTTGCTATTAGATACACTAAACTTTTCCTTTTTATAAATCTACCTTTTTCATCTCTTGGAGCTATACCTTTTCTAACTACCCATTTGTCTAGCACCCCACTAGGTGGCTGTTTTGTAGTGTACTTATAAGGACTATCAATAATCTTTCCTAAGTAATCTTTATATTTTTGTTTTTGTTTATTTCCTGAAACTCCCTTATCTACAAAAGTTCCATAATTAGCCATATAGAATTTAACACTAAAACCATCTATATCAGGTACTACTTCAAAGCGTATTGATTGCTCTAAAGCAGTACCACCACCTTTAGCTTTCTGTAAATTACCTTTAGCTCTATTGACCACTTGTTTACCAAAAGAGTTTAAATATCTTTCTATATTAGCGGTATTCATTATACAAGCCCTGCAAATACTTCTACTTGGACATCAGTTGTTGCTGATGGTCTTACTTCAACAGTAACTAAATCTTCTAATGTAGGAAAAGCAGGAGATGCATCTTCCTCTCCTATTAGTGCTTCTTCAGCTTGAAATAAGATATGAGAACCACCTGCTCTTACAGTTACTTGATAGTTAGTGTTTGCTGTTACAAAAGCAACTTTCATATCTTCTGCATCACTTAAATTAGTTACCCTAAAGTATTTACAGTTTTCTACATCTAAAGCACCATCAGCACCATAAGGAGTGGAATTAAATACTGCTACTGTTGTAGTTTGTGAGTGAGTACAAGTTAATATTCTTTCAAATACATCTATTACACCTGTTGTTGTTATTGAATTTGATGAACCCCTAATACTTCCGTTAAGAGTTACACTTTCGCTTACTGTTACTGTTAAATCTGCCATATTTTATATTTTTATTATTATTTTAAAAAACCTTATTTCTATTTTATATTTACCTATCTTAAATTTCATTATTCACCTGCACCTTTAGCTGTGACAGGTATTGTACAAGCATCAAAGTCATTAGCTACTAATATACCTATTGAAAACACCCACCCTGTTAAAAGATTGTCAAATCTTTCTTGGAATGGTTCTAAAGTATATTCCCCTTCTGTAAAGTAAACAGGGTCATCAATATCTAGTTCACCTGCTCCTTGCCATTTACTATGCCTCATCATTGAAACAATATCTACACAAATCTGCAAACAGCTAGACATTACTTCTTGCTCATTACTTAGATAATCTGCTGATTGAAAGTTAGCTTCTGTCCAATTCTCTTTCTCTCCTACTGCATCCATAACAAAGAGCTGAAAGTTATAAGTAAGGCTAGACTGTCCTGTTGTTACATTCACAGGGTTGATATGAAACAAAGGAAACAAAGTATTCTTAGCCAAGTCAATTTTCCAAATATCCCCTGTTGTTGTAGTTGCTATTTGTTCGTGTTCAGCACCTAATTGTTTTAAGGTGTCTATTGCATTAGTATATGTCTTATTGGCTATCATGTGTTTTTACTTTATTACTTAAATTCAAATCTGTTTCATAACTTAACCAAGTCAAGCATTCTAACAAGTTAAGTTTTGTAATGCTTTCTAATTTACTTATATCTTGGTTACAAAGTCTGTGCATTACTCCGAACCATCCCCACTTTTCGGCAAAGTTTTCGTCTGTAAATCCTTCCCCTTCTTGCTCAGCACTTCCAGTAAATACAATGGCAAAATCTCTGACAATTCCTTCCCTAAATTGTAAAAAAAAACCAGCGCACTTTGCACTTGTTCTGCTGACATCTTTTTCATTTCTTCTGCCCTTATACTTATCTCACCATTATAGGCTTCAATCGTATAGACTTCACCATTTCTTTCTGTAATAGGTCTAAATAGTATTGCCATTACTTCAGGCATATTTTGTTCAAGCCCATTTTTTATCATAGTTTCAATATCGGCATACTCACCGAGAGTAAGACTATTCAAATCAGGATGCATACCGTATTCAACCCCATCTATTTCAATTACCTTTCTTAATATGGTTTCCTGCTTCGTTTGTAACTCTGCTATCTTACCCATTATAACAGCAACATCTTTTAGTGATAATTCCTTTACTAATTTCTTAGGAATATCTGAAAATGCTGCTATTGTTTCTTCTGCTTCCTTAGCCTTGCTTCCAGTTTCAATGTCAATTACTTGCATCCATTTTTCAAGCGTTACATCTGACCACGAATCAATTAACTTATATGTCTTTTGTTTTCCTTTTCTTTTAATTTTAACTTTCATACAATATATAATAGAATTTGTTGATATTTAGTTTAAAATGTTATCTTTGCGCCGTTCTTCATATTCTTTCTTGTTTTTAAAAGGGGTTGAGATTGTTGTTCTCTCCCCTTTTTTTATTGTACAAAATACTTCCCAAAGTTTGAATCAATCTCATAATAGCAACGCATAGCCATTGCATCAGCATAATCAGGACTCCTACCTATAATGTCTTTAATAGTTTCTTTTGGTATAATTTGTAGTTTATTATCTTTATCTGCATCTTTCATTCTTATTTGCTCACATTCTTCAATGATTTGATTTTTCATAGTAACATCAGGACAAATAATTCCTACCTGTCCTTTATTTATTAAATCAGCTAACTTATAAAAGCATTGTGTTTTTAGGTTTTGATAGTTTTCATTTTTTAAAGCTCTTGAATTATTAACAAATCCAATACATCTTAGATAATCTTTCACACCACCACCAACTCCGTCCTCATCTACAATTATATTGCGTAAAGGTACAGCGTGTTCCTGTTGTAATGTCCTTACTTCGTCCACAACCTCATTTACAGCCGTTTTAAGAATACTTTTTATCTTTTTAATATGTAACCCCTCCCAATACATTATGACTGTCTTATCGCTTCCAAATCGCGCCACATCACAACTTATATATTTGTCACCACTTATTCCTTTTTGATTAAAGAGATTTAAAATAGCATCATAATCAATTAGACTATCTTTTGTTGCATCATATTCCCAATTACCAAATAGTAATCTTTGTTTTGATAATTCGTCTAATGTAAGTAATTGTGTTTTGTAATATTTAGATATATATTCATTGTCATCAACAAGGCTTTGTATAAATTGCCTATGAGTTTTTTGCTTACCTTCTTTTGAAGGTCGGTAGTATTGTGTGTACACCCAATTCTTAGCAGGGTTACAAGTCATAAGAAGTTTAGGAATTAATCCATATTTGTCTAACTTATAACGCATCCTAGAAGCTACTATGTTTTTAGCTTTTTCTGTTATTTGATTTGCTTCGTCAATAAAAGCTCCTGTAATTTCTAAAGAACCTAAGTTATCAAAGTTTCTGTCTGAAGGATATAAGAACAAATCTTTTAGCATTATTTCTGACTTGTTATAGAACTTGATAATATTAGAACCTGCATTAAAATTATAATGCTTACCTGCAATAACTCCCCATTCTTGACATACTTCAAAAAAGGTATTCAATGTAGTTTTCTTTAGACTATCCAATTTAGACCTTCCCATTAAGTATCTAGTCTTAGGATATTTTAAACACATTAAAATTAACCAAGCACATCCTACCCAAGACTTACCACCACCTGCTGCACCACCAAAAAGAACTTCTGTTGTAGTTTTGTCAAATAGATATTCTATTGCCTGTTCCTGTGTATCAGTAAAGTTTGCATCAATGTTCAACGCCTTTGATATTTACATTAATCTTAATTGGCTCATCACCTGAGCTTAGGTCTAGTTCGCTTCTTTCAATATATCCTCTTTTCTTTCCTTTTGTCTTTAAAAAGAAAATAGTTGCAGATGTATTTCCATCTTTCATTTGTGAATGTAATTGGCTTTCTCCAAAGTCTAATGCTATGTTTTCAATATCTTTTACAGCTTTGGCAAACTCCTCATCTTCGTTAAGCCATTTGTAATATGTTGAACGTGGAACATCTGCCGACTTACAAGCTACTGTTACCACACCTAAGCTGCTTTCTAACGCTTTTAAAATGCTTTCCTTTTTTATGTGTCTACTTTCGTCCATCTATATAATCTTTTAAATTGTTTTTAATTTTCCAATTCAATACTTCTTTCGTGTCATTCTTTATGCTTATTGCTTTATATCTTTCGCCTTTTCTTTTTGGTATAAACTTTATGTTATCTGTAAACATTTTAGCTACATCTATTATTTTATAATCTACATCAGAACTTAAATACCATTCTTTATTGCTATCTTTCATTCTAACCTTATTTAATGCATTTACAATATCATCTATATGTGTAAATTGTCTGGTTTGTTTTCCATCGCCTACAATCGTTAAAGCTTTTCCTTCTTTATATTGTTTTTCAAATATCCCTATTACAGTTGCATAATCTCCTTCTGATATATGATTCTTTCCATACACATTATAAAAGTAACAAACTTCATATTTTAATCCATACCACTCTGCATAGTTTTTAATTAACT